TGGTAAAGGTAATCCTGCTGTCGGTGTAAGCACCTTCAGTGGAAACCTTGCTAACCTAACTATTAGGAAGGGTAAGGGATTGTCAAATAATGAAGTACAGCAAAACTTTAATGCACTAAGATCGAGGTTTGGAGTATAATGGCATTTTACAATTCACCAAGAATAATTACTGATAATCTTGTAGCATGTTGGGATGCAGCAAATACTAAAAGTTATCCTGGTAGTGGAACCACTTGGGTTGATATAAGTGGTAAAGGACATAATGCAACTGCAAATGGTGCTACTTTTAGTCCTTTAAATGGTGGAGTATGGGATTTTGATGGAACTAATGATGTAATAACTTTAAGTGCTACAACAGATATACAAGCTCAGGCTGTTGATTGGACTTGGGAATGTTGGTTCTATGTTGATGCAGGTGCTTCTAGTTATGATTATCTTTTTGCTTATGGACCACCACATCAAATAGCATGGTATGACAATCAACTTAATGCTTGGTTTAATGATACTGATAATACTAGTTCTTATGATGTAGCCTTTGCTTCTGGATCTAATACAGTTCCTACAGGTCAATGGACTCATGGTGTAATAAGTAGAATCGGTAGTGCTTGGAAAATGTATATTAATGGTGTAGAGAAAGCTAGTGCTAGTGCTAGTTTTACTGTTGCTAATAGTAGCACAGCACCTAAAATAGGTTCTTATGATGGATCGCAATACTTCTTAGATGGTAAAATTGCTAGTATGCGTATATACAAAGGAAGAGGATTAACAGCATCAGAAGTGCAGCAAAACTTTAACGCAGTCAGAACGAGGTTCGGAGTTTAAGATAGGAGTTTTTGGTTTCTAAATAATCATAAGTCGCACGTGCTTATGGAAATCTTATCTTCTCCTCGTCAGTATTTGTTTAATTTGAAAACTACAAGTTCGCAAGAAGCATTACGAATGTGGAGGAGAAATGTAAAGGAGAGATGGAATTATAGATGTGCCTATTGTGGATCAGGTAAAGAATTAACAATCGATCATATACTTGCACGTGCTAAGGGAGGAACAGACTTCACAAAGAATGTAGTATGCTGCTGCCATAAATGTAATCAATCTAAATCTCATAGTCCTTGGGAAGAATGGTATCTTTCTCAGGACTTTTTTAGTCTGAAAAAATATAATAGAATTATAAATTGGATGAAACCAGATCCTCCACAGAATTTATTTGCCTATCGTCCAAGACGCAACAATGCAACTTGAATAAATAAATGAAGACAGTACATACTGTTGCTTCTGGTACATACCGAATATTATAAATGGCAACACCGATTAGGATTAAAAGATCTGCGGTTGCTGGTAAAAGACCAGCACTGGCTGATTTACAATTAGGAGAATTAGCACTTAATACCGTTGATGCTGAACTTTTAACAAAAAGATATAGAGCAGGTATTGGTAGTGATATTGTAAGAATAGGTGCAGGAGCAACAGTAACGAATGTAATATTTGTAACGAAAGATGGAAATGATGAGAATACAGGATTAAGAGAAGGGGACGCAAAGGCAACAGTAGGAGCAGCACTATCAATATCATCAGCAGGATCTGTTATTAGAATAAGTGCAGGAGAATATACTGAAAATAATCCATTAACAGTTCCAAAACAAGTTTCAGTTGTTGGTGATAGTTTAAGAGAAGTATCAATAAGAGCAGCGAATCAAACCTCAGATTTATTTTATGTTTCTGTTGGGAATTATTTTACAGGGATGTCATTTATTGGAACAATGACTTCTGGAAATTCTATATTTACATTTAACCCAGATAAAATTCAATATTCTGATCAATCACCTTATATTAGAGACTGCACTAACTTTGTTAAAAATAGTATTGGATTAAAGATTGATGGTAATTCCGCAGTCGGTCCTTTCAAGTCAATGGTTGTTGACTCATATACACAATATAATGAAAATGGTATTGGATGTTCTATTACTAATGAGGGTTATGCCCAATTAGTTTCGATGTTTACTATCTGTCCAGATATTGCAGTTTATTGTGGGACAGGTGGAGCATGTGATTTAACAAACTCTAACTCTTCATTTGGTAATTTTGGATTAATATCTGATGGAAAAGGTCCAGAAAAATATGTTGGAGTAGTAACTAGTGCTTCGGTTGAAGATGCATCTGAATTTGTTCTTGATTTTGGTGTTGATACATACAGTGTTTTATCTGCACCTTATACTGGATCAACAGGTGTTACGACAGTAACAACATATACTCCTCATAATTTACAGGTTGGAATGGGTGTAAGTCTTGAGGGTCTAGGATATACTTGTTTATATGGAAATTATGCACATAATTTTGTAAGTGCTGCAACTAGTGCAGTAAATATAATTGGTGGTGGTAGACTAGGAGTCAGCACTGCTACTTATAATCCTCTGACTGGAGATTTAGTTTTAACTGTTGGGTCTGGACACGGACTTACAGCAGCAACATCCCATACAATATCAACTGCCACATATACACCAACGACAGGTATATTAGATTTAACATTAAGTAGTCATGGATTTACTGGATCGACTAATCATCAGGCAATATCTGGAACATTATATAATCAATCAACTGGAGTTCTTACCATACAGGTTAATAGTCATGGATTTGCTGTAGGTGAGAAAGTTAAATTAGATGATAATTCATTAACATTTACATGTGCTAAAGATGCTCATGCCACCAATCACACATATCCAAGATCAACAGACCCTGCTAGTGATAAATGGTTATCAATTAGATCTGTAACTACTAATACATTTGATCTTGATGTAGGAACTTCTAGTGCTACTACAAATTCTGGTATTCATACTTTTGTATCAGGAACAGCTGGTGGAATTAAAAAAGCAAATGATCACGTTAAAATTATTGATGATAGTTTAACATTTACATGCGAAAAAGATGCTAATACTACACAACATTCATATCCAAGAGTAAGTGATCCTGCTTCTAATACATGGTTGGCAATTGGATCAACAACTGCCAATACATTCCAAGTTGATGTAGGTGAATCATCAGATGTATCTACTCATGCTTTAGTATCAGCATCTTCTAATGGACTTAAGAGAGCAGTTGGTGAGGTTGGAATTGCTACAGATTCTTTAACATTCACTTGTGATAAAGATAATCATGCTACAAATCATACATATCCTCGCACAAAAGATCCTATTCATGATTCAATACTTGGTCTTGAGGCAACAGATTCTACAACAATAACGGTTAATGTTGGTGTATCAACAGTTGATGTATATCCAACTGGTAAATATGGGTATGTTTTTGAAGTTAAGTCTGTTCCAAGTCCAACAACATTTACTGTTAATACTGGAATAAACACACATTTACATAATTATGTTGGAGGTGGAAAGGTTGTACTCGATGTTCTTACACCACATGAAGGGCAGGTTGTTTATTTTGATGATTTATTTACTACTATAACTAAAATAACAGTTGGTAGTGGTGGTACTGGATATACTAATGCTCCTACGGTAACTATTAGTGACCCATCTACAGTTGATTCTTGGGGAATACCAGCAACAGCAGTTGCTAATATTTCTAATGGGTCTGTAAAGAGTTTTGATATTGTTTCTAATGGAAGAGGATATACATCCACTCCTACTATTACAATTTCTAGTCCTGATTCTGGAATAAACACAGCAACTGCTGTTTTAACAACTACTCCTGAATATTATTCTGTTACTGAGGCAACTCCACTTTCTGGTGGAATATCTACGGTTACTGTTTCTCAAAATCTACCTTATGCGGTGGGAGTTGGAACAACAGTTCCAGTATTCAGACAAAGTAAAATTTTAGCATCCAGTCATTCATTTGAATATATTGGTGCTGGTGTGACTATCGGTGATGCTCTTCCTCAGAAGGGTGGATTGGTTCTTCAAGATAATGAGATTGCTGATCGTGATGGTGGACTAACAGTATTCACAAGCACAGATCAAACTGGTAATTTTAGGATTGGTGATGGTGTCATCATTAATCAACAAACAGGAACTATTTCTGGAACATTCTATTCTAAGAGTTTATTTTCCACTATGACACCATTCATTCTAGCATTAGGAGGAGATTAAAAGAATGGCACTAGCACTTAATGTATTTAAAACTATAACACAGGTAGCACCTACAAGCCCTGTTGGAATATATACAGCATCTACTGGATATTCTGGAGTTGTTTTGTTGGCACAAGCAGCAAATGTAGGTAGTGATACACAGACAGTATCTTTATCTCATAAAAGAGGTAGTGTGACAACTGAAATTATAAAAACTTTGCCTATTGAGGGAAGTGATACTGCCAATTTACTTCCAGGTAAACTTGTCTGTGAGGCAGGGGATATTATTCAATTATCTGCAAGTAATGCAACTGATATTAAATTTTTAGGAAGTATACTAGAAACACTTAAGTAAAATGACGGAAAATTATCTCAGTGGTAAGAAGAGGAACCTAAAACTCGGTGTATCGGGTCATAGTGAAAATTCAACTTCACTTCAGACTGTTGGTGGTGTTGGTATAGGAACCACTAATGCCGATAAAAGGGCATTATATGTAGTTGGAAATACTGAGATAACTGGTGTTTTAACTGCAACTTCATACTCTGGTGATGGTTCTGGATTAACGGGTGTTGCGGCAACAGATCATGTAGCTACTTTTGATTTAGTTGTTGCTGGTATATCAACATTCCATGATGATGTAAGAGTTACTGCTGGTGGTATAGATGTTACATCAGGAATTATTAGTGCTACCCAATTTGATGTAGGCACTGGTGGTATAGATGTAGATGGTCAAACTGACTTAGATGAAGTCGTCGTTGCTGGCGTATCTACATTCTCTGCTCTTGTAGATGCTAATGCTCGTCTTGATGTAGTAGGTGGTGCCAATATAGATCAGTTAAATGTAGCTGGTGTATCAACATTTTCAGGTATTTCTACGTTTACTAATGGTAGTGTTTTTATTGCTGATGAATTATTTGTTGGTGGAGTGCAAGTTACTGGTGGTGGTCCTATTGTAGGTAACGATGTTCTTGCTAGGCATGTAAAAGCAACTGGTATTTCTACATTCCAATCTACTCTTGATGTTGATGGATTAATTGATGCTGATGGTGGTGCTGATATTGTAGGTGGTGTTAATATTACAGGTGGATTAACTGCAGATTCTTTAACTATTTCTGGAGTCACCACTGGAATAAATGTTACTGGTGTTTCTACATTTGCTCAACTTGATGTAAGCACTGGTGGATTGGATGTAGACGGACAAACCAATTTAGATGAGGTAGTTGTTGCTGGTGTTTCTACATTTGCTGGAAATATAGTTGCTGCTACAGCAACATTTAGTGGTGATGTTACTGTTCAAGGGACGTTAACTAGTGAAGATAAAACTAATATTGATTCAATTGGACTTGTAACTGCAAGAACAGGAGTTAGGGTAACTTCTGGTGGTCTAATTGTAACTGCTGGTGTTTCAACCTTTAGTTCTGCTGTAGATATTAATGCTGGACTAGATGTAGACGGACAAGCAGACTTAGATGAATTAGTAGTAGCAGGTGTTGCTACGTTTAGTAATACTGTTGATGTAAATGCTAGTGTAGATGCTCTTAATATTACTGCAATAGGTGGTAATTATACTGGTGTCGTCACAGCATCATCCTTCTCTGGTGATGGTAGTAATTTAAGTGGTGTTGGAACTGCTCAGTTATCTTCATTTGATTTAGTTGTTGCTGGTATATCAACATTCAATGATGATGTAAGAATACTTGCTGGTGGATTGGATGTTGTAAGTGGAGTTGTTAGTGCTACCCAATTTGATGTAGGCACTGGTGGTATAGATGTAGATGGACAAACAGATTTAGATGAACTTGTAGTAGCTGGAGTATCAACATTCTCTGCTCTTGTAGATGCTAATGTAGGTGCCAATATTGTAGGTGGATTAACTGTCGATGATATTAATGCAACTGGTGTAACTACAATTGCAGAACCATCAAATACAAATACCAACTCTGCATGGTCAGTAACTAATAGTGGTTCTTCTGCATATCTTTTCACGGGACCTGGACAAGATGGATCTGATAACAATTCAGATCTTTATTTGGTAAGAGGACAAAGATATATCTTCGCAATGAATACTGGTGGTGGACATCCATTACAGATTCGTGTTGCATCAGGTGGTGCAGCATATAACACAGGTGTAACGAATAACGGTGCTTCATCAGGAAATATAATATTCAATGTTCAACATGATGCTCCAGCACAACTTTATTATCAGTGCACCAGTCATTCTGGAATGGTTGGTAATATTTACATTATTGGTGGACCACAGGTTATATCTGGAGTTATAACAGCAACTGCATTTAGTGGAGATGGTTCTGGATTAACGGGTTTAGAACCAGCTGGTCTTAGCACTACCTCTACAGCATTTTTTAAAGATATAGTTGCTACTGGGGGTGTAAAGGTAACTGGTATTACAACGTCAGGTTCATTTGAAGGAGATGGTTCTTCATTAACTGGTATTGGTACACAGGGACCTAACGTTCAGGCATTTGGAATAGATGTTGCTGGTATATCAACATTCCATGATGATGTAAGAATACTTGGTGGTGGTTTAGATGTAGTTGGTGTTTCTACCTTTAAGGATAATCTTCATCTATTGGATGGCGATAAGTTATTACTTGGTGGGTCGGCTGGAACACATGATGGGTTAGAGATTTATCATGATAGTCATAATTATATAAAAGATACTGGAAGTGGTGGTTTATATATTGGTGGAAGTCAAATATATATTAGCAATCCTGATTTTAGTAAAACAGGAATTAGAATCAATCCTAACACTGATACTACATTATATTATAATGGTTCACAAAAATTTGCCACAACTGCAGTAGGTGCGACAGTTTATGGTAACTCCAAGGCTACTACATTACATATTGCTGGTATTTCTACACTCACAGGTGATGTTAATTTTGTAGGAAATCTTAAAAATGTTAATGCTACTGGTATTTCTTCATTCATACAACTTGATGTAAGCACTGGTGGAATAGATGTAGACGGACAGGCAAACTTAGATGAAGTTGTTGTTGCTGGTGCTGCGACATTTAGTAGTAGCGTTAAGATTGATGGAGCAGTAGATATAGGTACAGGTGGTGTTGATATAGATGGACAAACAGATTTAGATGAACTTGTAGTTGCTGGTGTTTCTACATTCTCTTCTCTCGTTGATGTTAATAATCGTATTGATGTAGTAGGTGGATTAACTGTCGATGATATTAATGCAACTGGTCTTTCTACATTTGTTGGTGTTGCTACATTTAAGGGTGCTGTACTTGGTTGCGGAGCTGTTGGTG